CCACAATGGACGGTAATTTCGGACGTAACCAGACTGGCCTCGCCAGAGGCCGCCTGCAAAGGCTAAACCTCGGAACGCCCTTCCATAGGGGGTTCTCACGTCGCGTGCCATAGGCAGACTCGTAACCCATTACCCTTTCCCTACATTATCGGGGCGGGACTCATCCGAAAGGCTGAGGGAGTCTTTTCACGCTAAACGCCGGCTAGAGTTCTCTCTAGTCTTCATCGTACTTCCGTACTTATCATTGTGATGATTGCACAGGCTTTCATTCCAACTGGTAGCTTTTAACTTCAGCATTTCTTGGAAACCGGAGCCCCCCTTATTATACTCTAGGGGGAAAGAGTGTGAAGGACATGGCAATTTACTGAGCCGAAGCAAGTGGCAGCATCCGGACCCTGAACAAGGGCTTTCCGCTGATTGATCCTGCTGCCGCAGGCGACTCGTAAACGAGCTGCCCGGGAGTAGCATCAAAATCGTCGGAACCAATACCACTAGTGAGATCATCCGAAGCGGAAGTGAGGTCAGCGAAAAGCTTCACATTCACTCCGTTCCAGGTTCCACTGGTAGGTATCCCAGACAAGCGGAAGAAAAGATTCTGTCCGCCAGCAAAGTACTGCGCATTTAGATCTGCATGAGTGCAGAAGGAGAAATTGGGTTCCACCGCCAACTGATACAACACGCCGTAAGGCATGAATTCAGAATTCGGAGGTCCAGTCTCTCCCCAACGCCAGCCACATTGACCGACTGCAGGAGCTGCAGGTCGATAAGGGAGCTCCAAAGGAACTCCCGGCCCGGGACAGGAGAAATCATTCCACTCAAGATAAAGTTCATGAATCCCGATTTCGGTGACCTCGTAATCAACCTCTGGGGCAAAGAACTCGACGTCAAACTCTATATAGAGATGACCATATGTCGTGTCCGCTGCGAGGGTCGAGCTTGCCAAAACCGTGATGATTCCCTGGATGTCGTTGGCATAATCGCCCAGCATCTCGTCCCAATATCTCAACATCACGTCTGAAGGACTGATGTCAATAGACATTGGGGTCCACACAGTAGAGTCTTCAAAACTCTCATGTGAGGCAGCATGTTGCAGCTCATCCAAGCCAGTTTCCAACATTGGGTTGGATACGTCGTTCCGGAAGTACATCGCGATGGCTCCGTCCGTTTGGGCAGAAACCACCGGTTTGTAGATTACCTTCATATGGTGGACCTTCGATTGCTCAAAGAGTTCCGCCATCTTGGCGAGCTGCACACCGAGCGCTGTCGGGTTCACAAGACAAACAGTAAGGCGAGAGCCCACTGTATTGTTGTGCGAACCCGAATCAACAGTGTCGAGGTATTGCGATCCTGCGAGCCGAACTCCCCTGACTCCATTCTTAACGAAGTCGTGTTCCATAGTCTTAGAACCACGGTACACTTGGGAGGAATTCAGGCCAACCGCTTTAGACGCGAAATCGCCCTTCTTCACAGAGGACAATCGCTTGTCGAAACGGTTCGGATCTGAAACCACTTCAGATCGCGCCACCTCTTTACCTTGGGAATCGTGGTAAATACGATATTTCTTCGCTTTCATCGCTGGAGCTGAACCTCCCTGTTGTTTCTTACGGGGGACCGCAAGCGTAACTACAGGAGGAAGCTTAGAAACGGAAGCAGTGGATTGACTAGGTCTAAGACCTCCGTCATTACTGTTTCCGCCTCTTGGGCCTCCGTTGGAGGCAGCAGGCCTGCCAACAGGCTTTCCGCCATTGGCAGCGTGCTGTCGAGCAAGCTCGTTAAGCTTCTTGACTCGTCCAGCGAGAGCTGAGGCATCAGACTTGCTGATGCTTTGGGTTGCGACTTTGTCGCTGACGGCTTTTGTTTGTTTGCCATCCTTCTTGGACATTATTTAGTTGCGAAGGGTCTATATCCAAAGACCCACCCTTCTCTTACGAAAGGCTTTGTGGCGCTCCTACCCTCGCCACAGCCGACGCCACCAAGAACTTCCGGAGCTGTTCACACTCCTGATATTCTCGGCAGTTTCGTACCTCGTGCTCAAACTGCGCCAAATCGGCCACAGTGTAAGCCTTCGAGAGAAGCCGGTAAAGGGAACGAATCCACCTAACAGGCTCCGCAGAACATGAGCCATCTTCCTTCAGGTAAAATCTCAAAGAACAGAAAATAGTCCCTGCAAGGGTCACATTCTCTGTTACTTCGAAACAACTATCCGGGTAGCCCATACTCCTGTAAGAAGAGCGCACCGACTCAATGCTCACTCCCGGCAAGGGAGCCTCATTGCAGTCATCGCCCATACAAATACATCTAGTTCCAGCGATGGAACTAAGAAGTGTTCGCTTACGGGAGTTCTTGTACGAAGTCACAAAACGCCCACTGCCCATAATAGCTTCTACGAGCTCATACAATGAGCCCTTCGAGTCACAAAGGACAGGGTACATGGCAGCCAGTTCCCTGGATGTCATGGCGTTAAAGTAGTCGGAGTATGCAACCACGTCCATCAGGACAAAGTCGACATACAAAGCGGCAAGAAAGCACCACCACTTCAGCTGCCAATCCCAGCCGTTTACATCCGAATCAAGATCACAGCCGAGGTCGGCCACCATTTTGTCTATCTCGGCTGCAAGTTGCTGGATGTTTTCATCCGAAGCTCCCATGCCAGGCTTAGAAGGTATTTCCGTCCAACGGCTAATCTCCCTCTTTGCACGACGTTGGTACAAGCAGCGCTCAACTAAAGAGTCAAGCAAAGAGACCGACGCAATAATGCGAAGTCTGCCAGCCTCGATCTTTACTAACTTGTGCGGTTCTTGTTTGATGAAGATCCGTACAGCGTCGGCCAAGTTCGCGGTCAGCGCTGCGCTGCCGCGTTTTCCCTTCACAGGATCACACAGCAGCACGATTCTCTCCCATAATGCCCCCTTAAGAAGTTCTCGATAGTTACCGATCACATCCTTATTTTCCCTTCCCAACGCAGCCAGGGGTACTCCAGGAGTGGAGTCTAGGACTGCGTTGTCGATGACGACCTCTAGGAGGTCTTCGCAGTCGGCTCTGCTTTTGAGCTTGCCGTCTGCTGAGAAGAAGCTGCTTCTGCCGCCTTTGAAATAGCGACTAGCGCACTCAACAACTGCGTCCCAGAGATTTGAGAGGAACTCTCTGTCGCTGGGGTCGTCGCCGAATCTGGCTTCTTCTTGACTTCCTTCTTTTCCTTCTTTGCAGCTGCCTGGCGTTTCCGCTTTTCTTTCTGCTTCTGGATTTGTAGGGGTGTCTTCACTTTGTCTTTCTCTTTCTTTGCCTTTGGGTCCACTACTTGATGAGCTTTCACTTCCTGAACCTTCGTCTCCTTCGGAGTCTCCGGTTCTTTCTGTTTCTTCTCTAGCAGTAAATCCTTTAGCGTCAAAGATAGGTCCTTCAGGAGCTCCGACGACGCCGACGACTCCGCGTGGGCGGAAGAGGTCTGCAACTTGGAAGAAACTTCTGCGCAATCCTTCAAGATTCGCTGTTGTTGCTCCAAGAACTGGGCCATTGTCTTCTTGCTTTCCTCCATTTCTAGCTTTATTAAATTCAACTCGGCTGATGTCAGGGGTTGGCTGGAAGATTCTGGCCTGGTGTTCGAGGGAACGTCTTTCTGCTTCGGCTCCTCTAGGGGGCCAGGCATAGGACCACTTGTCCCCGGTTTTGAGGCCTGGGACAAGCTCGACGATGTGCTCTGGGATGTCTGGTTGTTTGGTTTGTTTTGATCCGGGGAAGCTGAGCTGGGTACGACCAACGTAGTAGAGGCCGTGGCCCTCCGTGACGATGGCTTGCGGTTTGTACCAGAGGTAGTTTCCGAGATTGTAGACGAAGGCAAGCGTGCCTTTGCCCCCTTGCGGGGGCGAGGCAAGTTTAAAGACTCTCCATCTCCAAAATTTTCGTACCACTCATCAACGCCAGCAAAATCCTCGTCGTCAGCCCAAGACCTGCCTTTAAGGGCAGTGTCCCAGACACTGACTCGAATTCGCGAGCGAAATTCTTCTCCATTTCCTTCTTCATCTTCCAATTGTTCATCTCTCAAAACAGCCGTGTTGATTTGGTTTGACTCAAAATCAACAAACTCTTCGAGAGCCTCTGCTTCTCGTGCCTTGGCGTCAGCGTGAGCTTCCGCGTAATCGGCACGATCATCACGATCGTAGTCTTCCCATCGAGAGATAGGATCCCATGCATCAAGAGTCTCGGCTGCAGACTTGTTACGGCTTGCAATTAAGCAAAGACCGTTCACAACACTACCGCCATTCCAGGTCGCCAAACCATGGATAGAACGAGGACCTCCTGCCAAATGGATTGCGACAATCGTCTTACCATCTGGGGTATAAAAGGGGGTTCCACTCATGGACGGCAAAGTAGACGCAGAGTGCTTACGCCCAGAAATAGTTCCGGGTATAGGAGTCAGCTTTGTCATTTGAAGAAACGTCTGGTTTTGCAACCTTTGAAAGAATGAATACTGCCTATCCACATGCTTTTGAGGAGCTATGGAGGCTGCAGTCACCCCTAAGGTAGACCAATAACGTTCATGGAAACAGACCACAGCCAAGCCAGCGTTTTCGCAATGGATTGCAGTTGTTATCTCTGAAATAGGGACTTCAACCGTACCATTAGTGCGAAAATTAACCAAAAGAATCTTACCATCTTTGGGGACAGTAGACCTAATGCCTTTGACTTGGTGCATCGTGAGGAGCAAACCCGTTTTCTTTCTCCATTTAATTCGCGATCCAGCGCCATCAGGCACATAATTGCCATTAATCGGCAACGAGATCGTCACCATAGAGGCAGGGACTGCGGAAACAGGGATTAAAGTCGAGTTCGCAAGAAGGGACTCAGCAGTAGGCTTACTAACATCCTGCTGTAAATGCGTTAGCGCGGCCAGGGTTCCTGATGGATCAGTCACCACTGACTTTGCAGTCGTATTCACTTGCGGGGCGTAAAGCCAAGCATAAATGAGTCCAGGTAAAATGAAATGAAGGAAACGACCAATCAGACCAGTGATTCTCGCCCGAGCATCACCCCACGAAGACGTGAGTCTAAGTAGAGTTTTGCCGAACAAGGCAACACCCAACGCGAACAACCAAAGACTGCTGTAGAATATGAGTAAGGCAAGGACCAAAATCCTCAAGCCTATCAAACCCCACGAGCAATCCCGACAGAGAATCCAGACGTATAAGGCCTGGAGAACTCCAAAGAAGCCAGAGGAAGCTGCCGTGTAAACGGTAAAGCCTCCCTCAGCCACTTTCGCGAGGAATGATCGGATTTCTTTCAAAACGATAACAGTTAGTTCTTCAACTGGCGCTGGACAGCGATGGTCAAAGATAGGTCTCCGAGGTTCAAAGACACTCTCAGTCGGACACGCATTCGAGTCCGTCAACAAGGTGAACTGCTTATATTTAAAGTTAGCAGAACACCACTGTGAGGAATCTCCAGCGGAGGGAAAGTTTGAGGTCGGATAAACGACGGGGATAGCATTGTGCGGACCATAGATCTGGTTCTTACCCGCACGGGTTGCGCCACAAAAAGTGACCAAACATAAGAGCGCAAGAAGATAAGGGAAGAAGAACTTCTGGGTTACCCCGAAAGTGGAAGCACACCCAACCCCTCGGTAAACTTGTGAGGGTTTGGTTTTAGCTGCTTCTCGCATCCTTTCTTCAGTACAGGCTTCTTTCCTTCGTTTCAGATCCATCGTTTCAGCAATCCTTCTTAGCGCAGGATTCGCTTTGGGCGGATACATCTGCGCTGGGACAACGTCTTCCAACCGCATAGCGATTCTCTGACAATACCCAGGTAGGGTTGCGTGTTG